CGACAACGTAAAGCGCGATAAGGCTCAGAAGCAAGAAGCTGCGTTTTTCCATAACAGCCTGATGGTCCCAAACTGGCAAACCGTTGTCGAGCGGAATCCTCAACTTGGTGTTGCCCCATGAGCGCGCGGCTATCTATCATCCCGGCCGGCGCGGTCACGGACGAAAGCCTTGAACCGCGCGACTTGCAGGTGCTGTGCCTGCTCGGCCGCCATACGGACAAGCAGGGCTGGTGCGTTCGCAGCCAAGTCAAGATGTCGGCGGAGATCCATTGCGGCCGCGCGACGTTGCAGCGGTCGCTCGAACGGCTGGTCGAGGCCGGCTGGGTGCAGAAGAAGCAGCGCGGCGTTGCCGAGGGCTCCGCGCCTTCGCAGCCGTCCGCGTCATATGCCTATCGCGTGATCCTCGATAGGGATGACTATGCTTTCGAGGCGGCGACGCGCGATGATCCAGAGGAGGGGGTGCCCACGGATGGGCACCCCCCTCGATCCGCTGAGGGTGCCCGCCCAGATGGGCACCCGGGTGCCCATCCTAGGACGGGCACGGGTGCCCACGTATGCACGGGCACCAATAACGACCCCTTAGAACGACCCCATCTTGAACGTGAGAGAGATGCGCGCGCGCGAGATCGAAAAGCGCGGTTCCTCGTCGACTTCGAGGCGAGGTGGCCAAGCGCGGCGCACGACAGCCGCCAAAAGACCGCCTACGCAGCGGAAGCGCTGTCCGAGGACGAGGAGCGCGCTGCGCTCGACGGCATCGCGGCGTACCTCGACGGCCAGAAGCGGCTTGGCAGGAAGACCATCTGCGCAGGTTCGACCTATCTCGAGGAGCGCCGCTGGACGCTGCTGGCTCGCAAGGCTGAGGCGCATGGTGGTGCTTTCGCCGAAGACAGCCGCGAGGCGCATGCCATCGCGGTGCTGCACGCGATCGCCGGCAAGAGCTCGTATTTCCACAGCGTGATGAAACGGCCTGGCGCAGGGGTGTTCTATCGCGGCCCGGTTGAGCCGCGGTTGGTTGCACTGGCCGACGCGCCACCGGTGGCGGAATGGCCTGCGCTGGATCACCGGCAGGCCGGTGCGTGGGAGGATCTACTGCGGACCTACGTCACCGTGCAGGCGCGCAGCCGGCTGGTCGAGGGTTCGCGCGCGCCGTGGCCTTGGCCGCCGCGGAAGGATGGATCACGCGGCGATGCCGCCGATGACGATGCGACAGCGACGAATGAGGGCCAAGAGCGATGACGGAAATGCTGAAGATCGGGGACTTCGTCGAGCATTCTGTTGCGGACCTGCTGCCCGTGGTACCGGCGGTGCCGGAAGCGTGGTTTCTGATCCGAGTTCATCCAATGCGGGAGCGCAAGGTGATGGATGCCTTGTTGCGCCGAGGCGCGTCCTGCGCCGTGCCAACGTTTGAGCATGTGCAAAAGGTTCACCACAAATGGCGGCAATGGACGCTTCAAAAGGTTCGCCGTGTGCGCTCGCCAATCTTTCCAGGTATTGTGTTTGTGCCTGACTTCGACGCCGATATCCGGCGGTTGCAGTCTCTCTCCGATGGCATCTTTGGCTATTTGCGGCTCGGAGAGCGGGCGATTTCGCTGTGCCCCTCGTTGTTTGATCAGGTTCGGCGGTTGGAACTCGCAATGAACCAGCCCTTGTCGCAGGCAAAGCGAGCGTTGAAGGCAGGTGATCGCGTTCGGATCAAGGAAGGAGCGGGCAACCCATTCGAGATGTGGACTGGACGCTTCCAGCGGCTTGACGGAAAGGGCCGACTCAGGGTCTTGATTCAAATCATGGAGCGCGAAGTCCCGGTTGTGCTGGCCGAGGATGAGATCGAACCGGTACTTTAGGAATCATCACGACCGTGGTGGTTACGGTTCGACGGGGAAGCAACCACTTCCCGGCGCATTCGCAACCTCGGTTGCGATAGAGTCCAAAGATATGTCTGCCCCGGCATCGTCCGGGGCTTTGTCGTTTCTGGTCATAGGTTGTGCGCGTAGTTGCTTGCGTTTCTGCGCGCTGCCCCCTTGGGCGTTTCCTCCCTAGACTCGGCCGCAGGTGGCAACGCCTGCGGCCCTCTTTCCCATGGTCAAGATCGTGAAGTTGCGCAGCATCGGCCAGAAATTGAGGCCGTCCACTCGCACTGCTGCGGTGGTTGTTCGGCAGAAGGCGGCTAATCCATTCTATCTGTCGAAAGAGTGGAAGGCTTTGATGGCCGTGATCATCGAGGCAAGAGGGCGCAGGTGCGAGGACCCGGCTCACGATCGCGCAATGCCTCGCGACGGCGTGCGGCTCTACGGTGACCACATCGTTGAGCTCGCGGACGGCGGCGCAAAGTTAGACCCCGCAAACATCATGCTCCGTTGCGCGCCGTGCCACGGTCGAAAGACGGCTGCGGCTCGATCGGCCCGCAGGTAGGGGGGGGGCATCGCGAAATCTGGCGGCGAGGGCGCTCTACCGCATGGGTCCTCATGCGCACAAAATTTTTTTGCGTAGCAGGACCTTTGAATTCCCTGTCGGCTTTCAAAGGAAATCAAACGTGGGTGCAACGAGAGCAACGGAGCAAGCTAAGGATGGCAGCCGCCGCGGTGGCGCCCGCCCTGGTGCTGGCCGAAAGAAGAAAGGCCTCTCGGCGCCGACCTCGCTGTCCGAGCTGGAGCTGAAGGCGCTGCTGGCCGAGCCCGCCCCGGACGAAATCGACGGGCTTGCCCAAAAGCATTCCAGCTTGGCGATCGAGACGCTGTCACGCCTGCTGGTCTACGGGTCGAGCGAGTCCGCCAAAATCACTGCGGCAAAGGAAATCCTCGATCGCGGCTACGGAAAGCCGGCCGTCGAGATCGGCGGCGACGCCGCGATGCTGATGTTGCCGTTCATGCAGGCGCCGACGGTGGTGCCGACCACGTCGGCCGACGTCCGCGCCCAAGCGCGGAAGTATGCCGCAGTTGCGGTGGCAGTGCTGCGCAAGATCGCTCAGGACGGGCAGAGCGAGACGGCGCGGGCGGGCGCATCGAAGGCGCTGCTCGATCGCGGGCTCGGCACGGTAGGCAAGGCCCGCATGCCCGACGAACAGCGCGAGCGGCCGCTCGGGAAGAAGGAAGAAGCGGCGCGAGCTGCGGAGGCCGCGGCAACCGGGAGGTTCGCCACGCCGGCACCGCCGCGGCGCATTGAGACGGTGCAGTAATGTTCGGTCGCTCCACGTTTCACGATCGGCCTGGCGTGCGCATCGTGAGGATGCGTCCGGCACGGCGGCTGTCGCATCCGCCGCTAGCGCGGTTGGTCGACCTCGTCGCGCGTTGCCGCACGCACCGTGCCGAACCGCTGGTGTTCAGCCATTACGCTGAACTGCGGCGGCGCCATCGTGCTACACGGTCGCAATGACACCGCCGGTCTGGTCGACCGCGTGTCCGGATTGGGAAGATCGGATCGTCAAGGGCGAATCGCTCATCCCTTTCGATCCGCTCTTCCCTGCGGAAGCGCAGGCGGCGCTCGACATCTTCAAGTCATTGAAGATCGTTGACGCGCCCAACTCGCCGACCATGGGCGCGGCCTGCCGGCAATGGGTGTTCGACTTCGTCGCGTCGATTTTCGGAGCGTATGATGCTGAAACCGGGCGGCGACTGATCCAGTATTTCTTCCTGCTGATCAGCAAGAAGAATTCCAAGTCCACGCTGGCGGCTGGCATCATGGTCACGGCCTTGATCCGGAACTGGCGAGAGTCCGGAGAATTTTACATTCTCGCCCCAACGAAAGAGATCGCGGACAATTCTTACATCCCGGCCCGCGACATGGTGCAGGCCGATCCGGACCTGAAGGCGATCTTGAAGCCTTCCGCCGGTCGCGTGATCGAACACCGCAACACCGGCGCGATCCTGAAGGTGGTCGCGGCCGACAACGAGACGGTCTCGGGAAAGAAGACGATCGGTCTTCTGGTCGACGAGAAGTGGCTATTCGGCAAGCGCGCTGGCGCCTCGAACATGCTGCTCGAGGCGCAGGGTGGATTGGCCTCTCGGCCGGAAGGCTTCGTCATCGATCTGTCGACGCAGTCCGATGCGCCGCCGGCGGGCGTGTTCAAACAGACGCTGGACGAGTTCCGAGATATCCGCGACGGCAAGATCGTCGCGCCGCACAAGCTTCCGGTGCTGTACGAATTTCCAAAGCGATTGCTCAAGGATGAGCAGTACCTCAAGCCCGAAAACTGGGGCGTTACGAATCCAAACTTGCGGGCGTCGGTAGACGAAAGATACATCGCCGATCAGCTCGCAACCGCGCAGCGCGCTGGCCGCGCGGAGGTCGTTGGGTTTCTCGCGAAGCACCTCAACGTTCAGATCGGACAATCGCTGCGGGCCGACGGCTGGGCCGGCGCCATGGTGTGGAAGCGCGGAGCCTGTCCGGGAATGACATCTCAGCAGTGGCTGGACACCATCTTGTCGAGCTGCGAGGTCGTCACGGTTGGCGTCGATGGTGGCGGTCTCGACGATCTGCTTGGCGTCGGCGTTATCGGTCGCGAACGCGGAACGGACCGATGGCTCGGTTGGTCACATGGTCTGATATCAACCGTCGGTGCCTGGCAACGAAAGAAAAACGCAGAGGATTACCTGCGATTCAAAAAGGCTGGTGACCTTACGGTTTTCCGCTTTGGACATGCAGACGAGGAAATGATCGATGATGACCCGATCATGGCCGATCTGCTGGCGGATGTTCCGCCTTCTGATCCTGATCCCAAGGCATTGCCGCCGGATATCCGCTACGTCGTCGATCTCGTTTCGAGGATCAAAGAACTTGGGCTGCTCGCGCAGGTAGGGGTAGACGCTGCAGGGATCGGTGCAATTGTCGATGCTCTCGCCAAGATAGGCGTGACTCAGGATGCCGAAACTCTGGATGCGGTACGGCAGGGTATCGCAATGATGGGGGCCATCAAGACGGTGGAGCGGAAGCTCGCCGACGGTAGCTTCCGTCACGGAATGCAGGAACTTCTCGGCTGGTGCGTCGGCAATTTGGTGATTGTGCCGACTGCGACCGCCATGCGTGTAGGCCGCGACGAGGCAGGCTTCGGTAAGGTCGATCCATTGATGGCCTTGTTCAATGCGGCGCATCTGATGTGCCTTAATCCGCAGGCTGTCCCGAATTTCAGCGTTTCGGCAATGATCGGCTGATCGGAGATCAGAATGACGATACTCCAAAAGGCGTCGGCTGGCGGCGGAGAAGGTTGGGATTTCGTGCTGTCGGATGAGACGCCCGACCTCTCTGGCGACATTGTCATGTCCAGCGGCTGGGCGTTGAGTCGGTTCAGAGAAAACCCGGTAGCTCTTTGGGAGCATGGGCGCGATCCAGAGCTAGGACGTACGCCGATTGGAAAATGGGACAATCTGCGAATTGTAGGCAAGCAGCTTCGCGGCACGCTCGTTCCCGCGTGGGGCGTACTGCCAAGAATTGATGCGATTCTGACCTTGATCCAACGCGGATTTCTTCGTGCGGTTTCGGTCGGGGTTGCTGTGCTCCTCGCGGAGCCTGTTGATCCGAAGCGGATGGTTCGTGGGACCCGCATTCAGAAGCAGGAATTGCTTGAATGCTCCGTCTGCGCAGTGCCGATGAATCCTGCGGCTCTCTCTCTGGCGAAGTCCCTCAAACTTTCTGACGAAACGATGTCCCTCGCATTTGGCGAGCAAGCCACATCAGTGCGCAGGGACGTGTCTGCAACCGGCGAGCATGCCGTCACCACCCCGAATGAAATCCGGTCAAAAGCCGGCCTTCCCTCAATCACGAAAGTCAAACCCATGACGACCCTTGCAGAGCGCATCGTCGATGCGCAGAACGCGCTTGTTGCGAAGAAGGACAAGCTCACCGAGCTCACTGCCGCCGATGCGCCCGATGTTGTGGCGATCGAAGAGCTCACCAGCCAGATCGATATCGAAGAGCGCAGCGTCGCCGCGCTGAAGGCGGCGGAACAGAAGATCGGTATCTCGGCCGCTCCGGCCGGCGGCGGAGCGCCGCAGGCTCCGGCGGTCAACCGTCGCCCGCTCGGCTTCCCGCAGAAGGACGTTGAGCCGCTCGATCTGCTTGTGCGCGCGCTCACCGTGCAAGGCATCTCGGCCTTCGGCGCCGGCAACAAGTCGATCGACAAGGTGCTGGACGAGCGCTATCCGGGCCATGAAGCCACGGCGATCGTCGCCAAGGCTGACCAGACCATCGGCACGACCGGCGTGTCCGGCTGGGCGTCCGAGCTGGTGCAGACCGTCAACAGCGGCTTCTTGCAGGCGTTGACCGGCATGTCCGTCTATCCGGCCTTGCGTTCGAAGGGTGTCGGCCTGAGCTTTGACGGCATCGGCACGATCAAGCTGCCGCGGCGCACCGCTGGCGGTGCTGGCGGGGGCTTCGTCGCTGAAGGCGATCCGATCCGGGTTGGCCGCATCACCACGGCTGCGGCGGAACTGACCCCGAAGAAACTCGGCGTCATCGTGCCGTTCTCACGCGAGCTGGCGAAACGTTCCACCCCGGCCATCGAGGCCATCGTCCGTCAGGCGATCCTCGAAGACACCGCCGCGATCCTGGACTCCGCGATCCTCGATGCGACGGCAGCGAGCGGCGCGCGCCCGGCGGGCCTGCTCAACGGCGTGGCAGCGGTTGCGAGTGGCTATGGCGGCGAGGATCACGTTGCGGTCAAGAAGGACTTTGCGGCCCTTCTGGCGCCGTTCATCTCGGCCAACGCGGCCGACAACATCACCGTCATCATGAACCCGGCGCAGGCGCTTTCGATCGCGATGATGGACGGTCCGGACAACAACTCCGGCTGGTTCTCCGGCATTTCGAGCCGCGTGAACATTGTCGAGTCCACGCATGCGACTGCCGGCCGCCTGATCGCGATCCGCAACTCCGACTTCTACACCGCCGTCGGCGATGCGCCGGAGTTCGACATCAACGAGACGGCGACGGTTCACATGGAAGACACCACGCCGCTTCCTCTGCACGACGGAAGCACGCCGGCCGATCCGGTGCGGTCGTTCTATCAGACTGCGACCGTCGGCGTGCGCATGCTGATGGACGTGTCGTGGGTCATGGGCCGCCCGTCCATGGTGCAGTGGATCGACGGTACGCAGTACTGAGCGAACAAATTACGCGGCGCGCCAATCCCGGCGCGCCGCGTTTCCACATTGTCCGGATCGAGTCCGGGGGAGAAACATCATGCTCCGACGCTTTGTTGTGCCGGTCACTACCGATAGCGAGGGTGACGCGGAGGTCTTTTCGCCGGCTTTGTCCGGCAAGCTCATTTCGATCGCTTATGTCAAGCCTGGTAGCGCGAGCTACACAGACGGCGTCGATTTCGATCTGGAGTCGGAAGCCACGGGCGAGACGCTCTGGGCCGAAGAGAACGTCAATGCATCAGCAACGCGCCATCCGCGCGCTGTGATGCAGAGCACGGCGGGCGCCGATTCTCTCTATGCGAGCGAGGGCGAGGAAGTCTTGGGCCTGATCGCTCTGGCCGCCGATCGCGTCAAGATCACCGTTGCGGCCGGCGGCGCGGCCAAGCTCGGCACCTTCCACATCACCGTCGACGGCTAGAGCCTTCGGGCTAGGAAAGGAACACCCAAATGGCCATTCGCAAGTTCAACGTCACGCCGGTCACCGGCACGGCGACCGCCACTGCCTACAGCCCGTATCTGTCCGGCTTTATCGAGTCGATCGAATACGTCAAGGACGGCTCGATCCCGTATTCTGACGGCGTCGATTTCACCATCACGGCCGAGGCGACTGGAGAGTCGATTCTCTCGCTGACGGATCAGAATTCGTCGGTCCTGAAGCGCCCGCGCGCTGCAACGCATTCCGTTGCCGGTGTCGCGGCCGTGTATGCGTCCGGCGGAACGGCGGTCAACGATCGCATCGCGCTCGCCCGCGACCGCGTGAAGATCGCGATTGCGCAAGGCGGCAATGGCAAGCAGGGCAAGTTCATCATCACTGTGGATGACGGGCGATGATGGCTGAAACCCACTACGTCCTCGAAGGCGGCTCGACCGCTCACCCGCTCGATGTGATGCGGGACGCGCAGGGCGTCCTGCGCCACAAGGACGGCCGTGCGGTCGCGCTGCGCGCCAACGGCACGCCGCGCTCACGTAGCGTCGAGGTTGACGAGCGAACCGGCAAGCCCCCCTTTGGAGGAAAGGGCGACCATGACGGCGACGGCAGGACCGGAGGTTCAGCGCCGCGCGACATGAAGCCAGAAGAGCCGCATGCCGCCGCTCCGAAGCGCTATAAGACCCGCGAGACGAAGGCGGACTGAACTTGGGCATCCTTGGTCGCCTCCTCGGACGGCAGAAATCTGCCGAAGGCGCTTACCGTCCCGGCCCGTGGCTGGTTGATGGCGGAGTTCTTTCGGTTGAGGCTGGCCGATCGTGGAATTGGTGGCAGCGCGGGTTCAATGTCTCGCCGTTCGGGGAGAGCGGCGCGATGGTGGAGGCGTGCGTCTCCGCCTATGCGCAGACTGTCGCAATGTGTCCCGGCGACCATTGGCGTACCATGGCCAACGGCGGTCGCGAGAGGGTAACAAACTCGGCTCTATCGCGCATCCTGAAGCGACCGAATGATTATCAATCGATTTCGGATTTTCTGCTCAATCTGACACGCCGTCTCTACACAAAGGGAGAGGCGTTCGCAGTCGCAGTTCGCAATGATCGGAACGAGATTGCCGAGCTCCATCTGATGACGGATGGGTCGGCATACATCGGCGCGGATGGGTCGATCTATTACCACGTTAGCGGCAACGAGATCGCGGAGCGGCGGTTCTATCTTGGGATACCCATTCCCGCTCGCGATGTCCTGCATGTTCGGCTGCATACGCCGCGCCACCCGCTGAAGGGCGTTAGCCCCATCCTTGCGACTGCCCTCGATCTTGCAATGACGGGAGCGGCGTTGAATCAGCAGGTGGCGTTCTATCTCAATCAGGCAAGGCCGTCGTTCATGCTGGAAACGGACCAGCAGTTAACCCCGACGCAGACCAAGGATTTGCGCGAGGCATGGAACGCGCAGACACAGGGCGAGAATGCTGGGGGCACGCCGATCCTAACGTGGGGCCTAAAGGCGAAGCCGGTAACGATGTCGGCCAACGACAGCAAGCTTGCCGACCTGCTCAAGATGACCGAGCAGAATGTCGCGTTGGCTTTCCGCATGCCGCTTCAAATCCTGGGCATCGGCGGGACGCCTTTCGCTTCGACCGAGGCGCTGATGTCTTCCTGGAAAGCGATGGGGCTGGGCTTTGCGTTGAACCATGTTGAAGAAGCTTTCGGATTACTGTTCGGTCTGAAAGGCCAGCCGGACGAATATCTGGAGTTCGACACCAATGCGCTTCTGCGATCGTCGTTCTCCGAGCGCATTACCGCGCTCTCGAACGGAACGCGCAGGCTCTACACGATCAATGAGGCGCGCCGGCTCGAAGGACTTCCGGATGTTCCGGGCGGTGACGAGATTCGTGTCCAGCAACAGGACGTGCCGCTGAGTTACGGCGAGAGTCTTCAGCCGCCGAGCGCGCAGCCTGCGCTCCCGCCGCCGGCAAGCGACGATAATTCGGATGGCGATGCAGCCGACGGAGACGCGGAGACAAATGAACGCGCACGCCAAGCCTTCCGGTCAGCCCATGCCCGCCACTTCGCCGTTTGACGTGCTTGCGGAGGAGCTCGGCGCGGTCGCCGGCCGGATTGAGCGCGAGACAGCCCTTCGGATCGAGGCGGCTGTCGCTGACATTCGCCGGATCGATGCTGAGCGTGAGCTGCGGCTCGTCAGCCTTGAACGGCGCATCGAGGACAGGCTCGCGACGGTGAAGGATGGCGCGCCGGGCCGCGATGGCGCTGACGGCACCAGCGTAACCGTCGCCGATGTCGAGCCGCTGCTGCGTGAGATGGTCGCCGCGCTTCCGCCGCCGAAAGACGGCAAGGACGGGGTTGACGGCAGGCCGGGCGAGCGAGGCGCGGACGGAACGTCCGTGACAGCTGATGACATTGCGCCGATGGTCCGCGCCGAAGTCGGGTCCATTCTGGCGGGCTGGGAACGGCCTCAGGACGGCAAAAGCGTCACGGTGGAAGAACTAGCGCCCCTCGTCGAAGAAAGCGTCCAGCGGGCCGTTTCTGCCATTCCTGTGCCCAAGGACGGCGCACCCGGTGAGCGCGGGCCAGAGGGGCCGGCCGGCAAACTACCTGTCGTCAAGGAATGGGCCGACGGCGTATTTTATGAAGGCGAGGTCGTGACGCGGCATGGCGGCGTCTATCAGGCGTTGCGCGATACCGGCAAGGAGCCGGGGCACGAAGACTGGCGGTGCATCGTCGAGCGTGGCCATGACGGCGAGGACGGCCGGGCGCTTGCTCTGCGGGGAACGTACAGCGAAGATGAGGCATATAGGGCGCTCGACGTGGTGGCGCTCAATGGCGCGAGTTTCGCGGCCAAGCGTGATGATCCAGGCGCATGTCCGGGCGACGGCTGGCAGTTGCTCGCCATGCAAGGCAAGGCCGGCAAGCCTGGGCCGAAGGGCGATAGGGGCGAGCGGGGTAGCGTCGTTACGGCTTCCGTCGTCGGCGGCGAGTTTACGGACGGCGGCGTATTCATCATCAGGAATGCGGACGGGTCTGCTGTCGAGATTGACGCATACCCTGTGCTGTCGAAGCTGGGACGCTGACGATGCGCCTCGTTCTCGTTGACGGACCTGAGACTGAACCGCTGACGGCGGAGGAGGTCAAGGCGCGCTTGGGCATCAGCGCTGAGCTGGCCGACGCGACGGTTGAGGCGTTCATCATGGCTGCGCGCCAGCAGATCGAAGGCCCGACAGGGATGGGTCTGGCGCTGAATACACAGACGTGGGACGGCGCGCTCGATGGCTTTCCTTGCGACAATGGCCGGATCGATATCCCGCTGCTGCCGCTGCAAAGCGTGGAGTTCATCAACTATCGCGATTCCAGCGGGACGCTTGTCGGCCTCGATCCTGACGACTATCAGGTTGTGCCGGGACAGCGGCCATTCATCATTCCAGTGCCCGGCGGATCATGGCCGGCGACGACAAGCGGCGGCGACGCGGTGTCGGTACGCTTCATCGCCGGCTTCGGGGATGACCCGGAGGATGTTCCTGAGCCGATCCGCATGGCGATCTGCATGATCGTGTCGCATCTGCGGTCGCTGTCGGCTCAAAACCTGTTCATCAGTCAGGATACGACCGAAGGAGTCGGCTCTAAGAGCTACGTCGTCGGCGGCAACGCTCAGGCTGCGGTTGATGCGGTCGTGAAGTCGCTGCTCTCCGGTTACAGGGTCATGCGCGTATGAGCTTTCTCGCCTCGCACCGCGCGATGATCTCCGAAAAGGGGATGCCCGTTTCGATCCGCCGTTACTCCGGGACGGGTCCGACGCGCACGTATGCGGACACGGCCACGACGGCCTATGTCCGAAACTACAATTCGTCGGAGCTGATCGGCGCGATCATGCAGGGCGATCAGATCGCGATCTGCCTCGTCGACACGTTGGGCTCGGTCCTGCCGGTGACGACGAACGACAAGCTGGTCGTCGACGGCAAGGAACTGGCGATCAAGAACGTGAAGAAGCGCCGGGAAGGCTCGACGCTGATTGCTCTCGAAGTTCATGCGACGGGCTGATGACGACCGCGAGCGAAGCATTCGCCGAAATCCGTGAGCGCCTTGACGCTGAGGATTCCGGCATCGAGATCGATATCTACTATCAGGGCGACGACGCGCCGATCCTGCCAGACACTCCGGCCGCGTTCGCCTTCGTGTTTTTTAACGTGGATGGCTCCCGCGGCGGTCCTGCCGCCTACGGAGGCGGGCGCGGCCGCAACCTCTATCGCAACCGGGCATCCGTTGAAGCTTACGTGTTTTCGCCGATAGGCGAGGGCATGGAGATCGTTCTCGGCCATGCTGAGGCCGTTGCAGCACGGCTGAGAAGCTATCGCAGCGACGTCATCAGTTGCTTTTCAGCAGACGTGATCCCTGTCGGCCATGGCTCTGCCCTGTCGGTGCCTGGCCTGAATTCTGAAGTGAACAATTATCAGGCCGCTATTGCGGCCGTAGATTTGCATTTCGACCAGATCGGCTGATCGCCGCAACCGAAGGCGCTCCGTTACGGCGCGCCGATCCCTTATGGAGAACTGAAATGGCACTCGCCGAAGGCGTATCCGCCCGCATTGCTTACAAGGCTCATTCGACCGGCGTCATCACGCCTGGCATCGAGCCGGATTTTTCGTCCGACCCCGGCGCGTCGGGCGGACAGATTCTCCGGCGCGTCTCGTCGACGCTCGCTTTGTCGAAAGACACGTATCAGTCGAACGAAATCCGTGGCGATCGACAGATCCTCGATTTCCGCCATGGCGTGAAGCGCGTGCAGGGGAACATCTCGGGCGAGCTGTCGCCGTTGACTTATGGCGACTTCTTCGAGGCGGCGTGCCGCGGAACGTGGGCGGTATCGATCGCGGCCGACGAGTCGGATTTCACGAGCGTCGCGTTCGATAACGCGACCTCCAAGATCACGCTTGGCGGCGGTGCTCCGATCACAGAAGGCATCCGCGCCGGCATGATCCTGCAATTCACTGGTCTTGCGGAGACGGCAAACAACGGCGTCAACTTCCTGGTGCTCTCGATGGGCGGCACCAGCGGACGCGAGCTGACGGTCTTTCCGCCGCCGACGACTGCAACGGCCGACACTGAGTTCGATGTCGTGTCCGTCGGCCAGCGTCTCATCGTTCCATCGTCCGGTTTCGTGAGCCGCAAGTTCGCGCTCGAAATCTGGAATCAAGACGTCGATATCGCCCGCCTGTTCACCGAGTGTCGGGTTGGCGGCTTCAACGTTCAACTCCCGGCTTCGGGTATGAGCACGGTCGATTTCGACTTCATGGGTCGCAACATGACGATCTATGAAGATAGCGCGGCTCCGTTCTTCTCCGCCCCGTCAGCCGAGACGACGACCGGCACGATGGCTGCGGTGAATGGGCTTCTGCGCGCATCCGGCCAGACGATCGCGGTCATCACGGGCCTGAACATCCAGATGCAGCTCAGCCCGTCGGCTGATCCCGTCGTTGGATCGAACCTCGTCCCGGAAATCTTCCTCGGCCGCGCCAACGTGACCGGCCAGATGACTGCGTTCTTCGAGAACGCCGATCTCATCAACGATTTCGTCAACGAGAACACGCTAGAAATTCTGGCGTATCTCACCACGTCGAGCGCGCCGGACACGCCGGCCATGACGTTCTACCTGCCGCGCGTGAAGCTTGGCGGTGCTGACCTCCAGACACAGGGCGAGGGCGGGCAGTCCATCACCCTTCCGTTCCAGGCCCTCAAGTCGACGGCGACCGAGTCCTCGACGGGCATCCCCGAAACGACGATCCAGATCGTCGACACGCAGCAGACTTGATCCACCATTCCCCGCCGCTACGGGGACACCCGCACGGTCGGCCATAACGGCTGCCCGCGCGTTGCGCGCAACAGGACGGTCCCGCTGGCGGGCGGGGCCGATCCGCCTCCGCCAAGGAAACGAGAATGAGCAAGTTTGGGAAAATGGGCGTCGTCACCGACGCCGCCGCGAAGATGCCGATCATCTATCCGGGCGAAATCGATCCGGTCGTCGACGCGCAAGGTCGGGAGGGGTTCGTCGAGTTTTTGCCGTGGGATAGCGAGCCGGGCCGCGCGCTCGACCGCAAGAAGAACGTCGATCAGGTCCGGAAGGGCTTCCGCTCCCGGAGCCGCGCCGAGCTGCGCGCCGAGGCCGAAAAGGAAGACCCGATCGAGGATCAAGTCGAGCGTCTCGTCGCGCTGGCGACAAGCTGGCATCTGCTTGAGCAGGACGGCACGGTGATCGATGTTCCGTTCAGCAAAGAAAATGCTCGCGAGCTGTTCTCCGCTCCTGAAATGGGCTGGCTTCGCCGGCAGGCTTTCGCATATGTGGCGAACGAGGCAAATTTTATGAAGACCTCGTCGAAGAGCTCCTAGCCTTCGGCGAGTTCGAATTCCGCCACGCGCGAAAGCTCAGCGACGGTGCGTCAGCCGGCGATCACGCCGCGAGCGCGGCGCGCCAGTTTGCGAAACTGGGGATCAAGCCGAAGGTCGAACCGATCATCGAGGGGCCGGAATGCCCGCCGGGTCTGGTCTACCTTTGGGGCTACTTCCACGAAATCTCGATGGGGCTCTCATCAAATGGGATGGGGCCTGCGCTTGTCACATGGGAGTCGCTCGTCGCGTGGTCGCGCTTCGCCGGCATTGTTTTGATGCCATGGGAAGCGCGCGCGCTCGTCACTCTCGGCTACAAGCGAGCGGTGATTGAGAGCGAAGACAAAAAGTAACTACGGGCGCTTCAATGCCCTCAAGTCGATATCCCGGTTAGGCGGGACAGGATCGTCGAACGAGGAGAATTGTGGCTGCCAAGAAGGAAGCCCGGAAAGCCGAATTGGCCACGTACTTTTGCCGTCCGTGCTTCGACAAGTTACGCGGACGATCCAGCCGCGCTCGGTTTCCGAGATTTTGGACAATCCAATGACGACGGGACAGTGCATCCCGCTTTCTTGAGCGGAAGCCGCTATCGCGGCACGTTGTTCACGCGACAGGCTCTCGATTTGCAAGCTTGTGGCCCCGGCGCAGCTGACGATCGCCAAACTCGACACGACTGTTGAGATTATTTTCATTTCGTTTCCTGCTGTGGACGAGACGAGTATTTCACCGGCGATCCCTTAGCTAGGCAAGAGATATGACTCCGATTCAGTCCTTCAGGCGGATCGTCGCCGTCGACTGGCCTAAGCACGGCGCGGCAGAAGCGAAGCAGCGTCTTCTTCAGGTCGCCCATCAGGGGCATGCTGACATCATGGCGCGGCAGGGAAACCCGCAGTTTGATGCCTACGCTAACCGGCCCGGCAACCGGGTGCTTGAAAGCGTCATCCTGCCGGGGCCGATTGTCTACACCTATTCAAACCTGAAGGCGCTTGTCGAATTCGCACTGGATGAGCTTCGGAAAGCCTCGCCGGTTATTTCCGGGGACTATGCTCGGAGCCATCAGTTGTTCGTCAACGGTACGCCGGTCGATGTCTTGCCGTCGGACCTGAAGCCGAGCGACGAATTGATGATTGCGAACCTCGTGCCGTATGCTCGGAAGATCGAAGTCGGAAAGACGAAGTCTGGTCGCGCCTTTGTCATTCAGGTCCAGCCGAGAATTTATGAGCGCGTGGGGAAGAGCCTTCAGGGCCGATACAAGAACGTTGCGCGGATCACCGTCGAGTTTGTGACGATCCCCAACAACTATCGACTGAAAGGCGACCAGAAGAAGCGATCTTGGCTGGCGAACAAGAATCGCTGGCATACCTCGTCACGTCAGTACGCCGACAGGGCTGCCGGGTCTGTCGTTACTGCGCCTGCAATCGTCATCGCGCCATTGGTTTGAGGCAATGACCGCCACAGTCACTGAAGCTATCTATCGGATGAATGTCGATGGCTATGCCGCCGTCGATGCAGCCGCGCGTTCCGTCGACGGTCTTGCGGTGTCCGAGGAGAAGCTGACGCGCGCGACGCGCGCGACGGAGCAGGGCTTTGAGCGGCTGATGGGGCGGCTTGATCCGGCGATCCGCGCGCACCAGCAATATCAGCAGGCCCTCGAACGTGTCGAAAAATTCACGGCCGCGGGCATCGGGACAGATGCTGATCGCGCGCGCGCGGTCGAGCTCATCACGCAACGGTATCAGCAGTCCCTAGGGGCGATTGGTAGGCATTCGCAGGTCGTCAACGACAACACGAAGCGTGTCGGCTTGAATGCTTACGAGATGCGCAATCTCGGATTTCAGCTGAATGACGTTGCCACGATGCTAGCAAGCGGGTCGAGCCCCTTCCAGGTCATGGCGACGCAAATTGGCCAAGTGTTTCAGATTCTTCAAGGATCGCAGGGAGGCGTGATTGGAGCGGTGAAAGGTCTCGCCGCATCCGTGACTGCGTTCCTTGGCCCGCTCGGTCTAATGGCCGTGGGCTTCGCTGCTGTCACCGCAGCTGCCTTGGCATTTTACCAGCTTACGAAAACGGAAGCCCCCACAGCCGAGAAGCTGCTAACTGAGCACGACCGGCTGCTTAAGATCGTGAAGGATAGCTATGACAAGGTCACGAACTCAGCGAAAAACTGGTACGACCAAAGCAAGGCCGTAACGCAGCTTCTGTTGCTTCAGCAAGAGATTGATCTGCAAAAGAAGCTAACGGAAGAAATCGACAAGCAGACGCGCAAGCTGTTCGAGGTCGATTTCGCGAAGTCTGGCAACATGAGCTTCGGCTACAAGATCAAGGAGGACTACAAGTCTTTCTCGGATGCGATTTATAACCTTGCAGAGAGCTACCAGAAGGGGACGCCAAACGTTAAGGCGTTCACAGACGAGGTCGCGAAAATTGCTCTGGCGCAGCCGGCTTTGCAAAAGCTAGGTGCCGAACTCGTCAACAGCGTGGGAGATGCTTCCAAGTTTGCGCAGGTGCTTCAGCAGACGAGGGACATGCTGGCTGGCTTGCAGTCTGGCACCTTCACGACGGACCAGCGGGGCCGCTTGGGCCTCGGCGATCCAGCGAAAGCGAAGGTCAACGAATACGACCAGTTGATCCAGCGTACCAAGGACCGGATTGAGCAGCTCAAATTGGAGGCGCAAACCGCCGGCCAGACTGGCGAGGCGGTTTTGAAGCTGCGCTTGCAGCACGAAGCCGAGCGCGCAGCGCGTAAGGCGGGCGTCACCGTTAATCAGCAGTACATCGATCAGCTGAAAGAGGAATATGCTGCCGCTGACAGGCTGGCGAGGATTGCTAGCATTCGCGCGGACATTGCCTTCGATCGAGCAACCATTGGCTTGTCTCCTGCCGATGTCCAAATTGCACAGCAACTTCGCGAGATATACGGCAATGATATTCCTGCGGCGCTGGCTTCATCTGAAGCGGCCGCCATGCGGCTCACCGACGCGATGCGCGAGGGTTTCCAGGGTGTCTCCGATGTAGTGAAGGGTGTCTTCACGGCGATGCTGACTGGCAAGAACGCGATGGACGCGCTCATTGCCGGGCTGGATAGGTTGGCGGATAAGCTCGCGAATGCCGCGTTCGAGAATCTTCTGACGGGTGCCCTGACTGGGAACCCGGTGCAGATGGCGATCGGCGCTGCGCAGGCGGGCGGCGCGCTCGTCGCCACGGCGTTCGGCAACAACCTCAAGCTTCAGAAAGCTCGTGAGGAGTGGGAGAAGGCCGGTCCAGCTTTCGAGAAATTCATTTCGACGCTGTCTGGCGGGATACAGGGTGCGATCTCCCAGCAGTTCGAGCAGCTTCGCTCGCAGGCTGAGCAGTTCATCGACAAGGCCCTCAAGGCCCAGGATTTCGGTGCCATCAATCGTGTCCTGACAGCGTTCTCCGACGCCGTCATTCGCGAGACCAATGCCTTCCGGGAGTCCTTCGAAGGCATGCTTTCGGGGCTGGAAGACGGTCTCGGCCCATCATCGCCGTTCGCCTCTGCGGCGCAGCGGATCAAGTCGATCACGGACGAATTGCAGGGTTTCATCGACGATGTGCGCATCAGCTTCGCCAACGATCCGATCGCGCTCGCAGCCGGAAACAACCCGCTGATCGCCGGGGGTGGCGAGACGCAGGTGCGCTCCGCCACGGAGGCCGCGCAACAATATCTGCTGTCGCTTCTCGGCGCGAAGCCG